TGGGCGCGGAGCGTGGACATGTGGTTTGGCTGGTAATGCGGGAGGTCGCCATGTTGGCCGGGATCGGGATCGCCGTGGCGTTGCCGGTGGCGTACGGACTGGGCCGCGCCGTGAATTCGCAGTTGTATGGAGTGCAGCCCGCGGATTTCGGAGTGCTGGCGGGCGGCACGTTGCTGCTGGCGCTGGTCGCGGGAGTGGCGGGATATGCACCTGCCCGGCGTGCGAGTCGAGTGGATCCGCTGGTCGCGTTGAGGTATGAGTAGGGCGCGAACAAGGCCTAAATAGCCACGGATCAACACGAATAAACACGGATGAGTCACTCGAACATCCTGGTTCTTTCGCAAAGTTCGACAGCTAACAGGAGCGGCGCCGCCTGGAAAGGCGGCTGTGGGCAAGATTGCCTGCCACAAAACGAGTCGCGCCTCGATTGGCAGGGCATGGCCCTGCCCCACAACAGGCGATCACAAGAAATTTTCAGATTTTAAATCCCTCCATTTTGTTGACTTTAGGCTTGCGGTCCACGCGGCCGGTTTGTGGGCTCAGCGTAAGCTTCAGCCGTGAGAGGAATTGCGGCTGATGTCATCCAATAAATCGAATGTCCGGTATCGAAACGAAAAAGGACATTTCGTGGCCGGGAAATCGGAAAGCCCGAAGAAAGCCGCGCGGAAGACAACGCAGGCGGCGATCATCGCCACAATCCGGAGGAACGTCGAGATCAAGTTGAAGAAGGACGCGAAGGCGACGCTGGGGGATTATATCCGGCTGGTGCAATTACAAAAAGACCTGGAAGACAGCGACCCCGGGGAGATCAGGGTGACATGGGTGGAGCCGAAGAAGACGGAAGTGGAGCCAAAAAAGTGAGCGGCTCCAACGATTTTGTTTCGGTCGCGTTGCTGGAGGAGCCTAGGGAGCGTTCGCGGCGAGGAAAAGCCGAGACGACTCTCGGGCGCGAGCGAGGGACCCCCACCCTTACGGGTGGGGCTGGAGTTGGAGTGCTCCGGCGAATAGCGTACGGACGGTTGCCGTCGCAACAGAGGTTTCACGACTCGGCGGCGCGGTTCAAGGGATTCTCGGGGCCGATCGGATCGGGAAAAAGCCAGGCGCTGTGTCACGAGGCTGTGAAGCTGAGTTACGTGAACGCGGGGCGGATCGGGCTGATCGGCGCGCCGACGTATCCAATGCTGAGGGACGCCATACAGCCGGCGCTATTGGAGATTTTGGAAAGCAACCGGATTCCGCACGAGTGGAATCGCGCCGAGAACCTGCTGGTTTTGCGCGAGACGCGGTCGAAGATTTTGTTCCGGGCGGTGGAAGAGTTCGAGAGATTGCGCGGGAGCAATCTGGCTTGGTTCGGGCTGGACGAGCTGACGTACACGTCGGAAGACGCGTGGCTGAGATTGGAAGGTCGCTTACGCGATCCGAAGGCGTCGCGGTTATGCGGATTCGCAGTGTGGACACCGAAGGGTTACGACTGGGTTTACGAGCGGTTCGTGGCGAACAAAGTGGAAGGGTATGAGACGATTTCGGCACCGGCGTTTGAAAATCGCTTTTTGTTGGAACGAGTTCCGGATTACTACACGCGGCTCAAGAGCAGCTATGACGCACACTTTTATCAACAGGAGGCGCTCGGCGAATACTTGAGCCTGAGCGCGGACAAAGTGTATTACGCATTTGAACGAGACGGAAATGTTTCAGAGTCGGCGGCGGTGGATGAGCGCCGGCCGTTGTTGTGGGCGTTGGATTTCAACGTCGACCCCATGAGCTCGGTGGTGGCGCAGGTGACCGGCGAACAGGTGACGGTTATCGACGAAATCGTCCTGAGCCGCGCGAGCACGTATGACGCTTGCGAGGAATTCGAGCGGCGGTTTCCGTCGCATGCGGGCGGGTTGGTGGTGTACGCGGATGCGACGGGGTCGCGGTTGCAGACGTCGGGAACGACGGACCTGGCGATTTTGATGCAGCACTTCAAAAATGGCGGACATGGGACGGTCGATTTCAGGATTCCGAAATCGAATCCGGCGGTGCGGGATCGAGTGACGCTGATGAACGCGAAGCTCACATCGGCGGCAGGGGAGCGAAAGTTGCAGGTGCATCCGCGGTGCAAGGAACTGATCAAGGATTTCGAGCGGGTGGCGTACAAGGAAGACAGCCAGGTGATCGATAAAGATCGCGATCCGAGGCGGACGCACTTGTCGGATGCGCTGGGGTATCTGGTGTGGCAGGAATGCAATGGGTTGCCGCCGATCGGGGAGCGGGGACAGAGGTTGATGTAGGCGGAAGGAGTCAGAAGTCAGAAGTTAGAAGTTAGGGGCGAGGAGGCAGGCGACGAGATCGCCTGCCCCACAGGACGGGGACAGGAGAGCATGCGTGTTTGATATTGACCGGGAACATCCGGAATACAAGTTACGGAAGCAGATCTGGCGGCAATACCGGGACCTGTATGCGGGAGGCGAACAGTTTCGGTTGCACGCCCAGCACTACCTGGTTCGCCGCCAACGTGAGCCGGGCGACGTCTACGCAGAGCGGCTAAATCGTGTGTTCTACGAAAACTATATCGGGTCCATCGTGGATTGGTACGCGTCGACGGTGGTGCGGCGCGAGCCGGTGCTGACGTTCGAAGGCAAAAACGAACCGGCTAAGCAGTTCTTTGCGGAACTGGTGGAGGATGCGGATCGCAAGGGAACCAGGCTGTCGGATTTGTGCCGGAAGCAATTGATCGAGACGATTATCGCGGGGTCGAGCTATCTGCTGGTGGATTTTCCGCGGGCGAATTCGAGGGCGGAGCAAAAAGCCGCGAGCCGTGGGGAAGAGGACGCCGCGGGCGCCTCGCGAGCGTACCTGGTGGATTACGGGGCAGAGGACGTCATCAATTGGAGCCTGGACGATCAGGGGAATTACGAGTGGGTGGTGCTGCGGACTAAGGTCGTCAAAACAGGACGTGTAGACGATTCGGATTGGCACACAGAGATCCGCTGGGCTTATTACGACAAGACGAACTATCGGATTTATAAACAGGACACCGGTGACGGGGCGCGTGATCACCCGGCGGCGGGAGCGGCGATCGGGAAGCCCCAAGGTGGCGCGCCGAGCGGGAAGCCCCCAGCCGACGCATGGGGCTGGAACGGGGATGGAGAGACGGGGGCCGTGAAATTGGTGGATCAGGGGACGCACGGGCTGGCAAAACTGGGGCGCGTGCCGCTGTTCCCGCTGCGGATTCCAGAAGGCCTGTGGATGCTGAATCGAGCGGGGCTGCTGCAACTGGAGCATTTCAACAAATCGAACGCGCTGGCGTGGGCGCTGACGATGGGACTGTTCGCGATGCCGGTGGTTTACTCGGATCGCGAGTGGAGCCAGATGGTGGGCGAGAGCTATTACATCCAACTGGGACCCGGCGATAAATTCGGGTGGACCGAGCCGGAGGGCAAGGTTTATCAGATCGCGGCGGACAACCTGAAATCACTGCAAGAAGAGATTTACCGGGTGTGCTACCTGGCGCAGGCGGGAGGGTCGCTCGATAAAGCTCAATCGGGGATCAGCAAGCAGCTGGATTTTTCCATCACGCAGGAAGTCTTGAGCACTTACGCGGATGCAGTGAAGGATCAGGTCCGGCGGGTGCTGAAAGCGATCGAGGCGGCGCGCGAGGACGGGCTCGCGATCAGCGTTACGGGGATGGACGAGTTCGACATCGCGGACTTCACAACGGAATTGAGCGACGCGCAGCAGCTTCTGGCGCTGGGGGTGGAGTCGCCCACGCTGAAGAAGGAGATTTTCAAGAAATTGTCGCTGAAATTCCTGAGCGATTCGAGACAGGACGTGAAGGACCGGATCGTGGAGGAGATTGATGGAAGAAAGTAGTCAGGAGTCAGAAGTCAGAAGTCAGAAGGAAGACGGAAGGGGAGAGCGCGACCACGGGGCCGCGCGCGGGTCACCTGGGTCCGCGGACCCGCCCCACAATGCGGATGAGCTGCGGGGGGCGATTCGGGAAGTCCTGCAAGAGTTCATGGCCGGAAAGACGGAGCTGGGAGAAGAGCAGAAGCGGCGGGAATCGTTGGAAAAACGGGTGAACGAGCTGATCGCCGAGAATCACAAGACGCGGGCGGAGGCGGAAGCGGCGCAGCGGAGCGAAAGGATACGGGCGGAGTTGCAGAAACTGGGCGTGGCGAAGATCGAGCTTGCATATAAGGCCGTGAAGGACGATGTCTATCGCGACGAAGACGGACGGCTGCTGGCATCGGGAGGCGAGGAGCTGCGGGATTTTCTGGCGACGTTCGTCAGCGAAAATCCGGAGCTGCTGCCTGCAAGGTTGAGTGGAGGGTCGGGGGCGCATGCGGCGCGGAGGGGTCCGGCGGAGGCAGAGGGAATCGAGATCGAAAGCATCCGGCCGGGAATGACCGCGGAGGAGATGGATCGGGTGCGACGGGAAGTATTGAGGGTGGCATCACAGACGTTGAAGGGTTGGTAGGAGCAGAAGAGCCGGCTGCACGCAAGATTGCCTGCCCCACGTGGACTGAAGGCTTGTCGGGAGAGGTGCTGAAAAAGGGACAGACCGGTCGGTCCATGGGGCCGTTCGAGAAAAATCCCCCACCCTGACGGGTGGGCTGGAATCGAGTATTGCAAGTGGGGGCGGAGTGGTCCGCCCCCTTTTCAGTCTGAGTGAAGTAGAAGTTAAATCATCGTAAACAGGGAGAAGAGAAGAGAATGGCAACAATTACATCAGCAAATGTCGCGAGCGCGATTGTCAAGCTGGTCGCGGCGGATGCGCTGCCGGCCTTGATGGGGAACCTTGTTATGGGGAACCTGGTGAATCGCGATTACGAACCGGTGCTGGCACGGACGGGTGACACGGTGAACGTGCCGATCCCTCCGACGCTGGTGGCGAACAATATCGCGGAGGGCGGGACGGTACAGACCCAGAATCCCAACCTGGGGAACGCGCAGATCGTTCTGAACACCCACGCGGAAGCGACGTTCCAGATTCCGGATGTCACCAAGGTGCTGGCGGTGCCGGATCTGCTGAAGCTGTACATGCAGCCGGCGGTGGTCGCGCTGGCGGAGCGGATTGAGTCGGATTTGCTGAGTCTGTACCCGATGTTCACCTCGAACACGGCGGTGGGAACGGCCGGGACGGCGATCACGGAAGCGACAGTGGATTCGGCGGAGACGGCATTGTTCGCGGCGAAGGTGCCAGCGAGCGCAGCGAAGTATCTGGTGGTGAGTTCAGCGACGTATTCGGAGCTGCGGCAGATTCCGCGGTTCAGCGAATTCAATACGGCGGGCGAAGCGGGCCTGCGCGCGTTAGTCGACGGAGCGGTGGGTAAGATGAAGGACTTCTACATCTTCCGGTCGCAGCTGGTGGCGACGACGGGGAGCGCTCCAGTGACGACGCACAACCTCGCGTTTGCGCGGGACGCGATCGGGCTGGTGGTGCGGCGGCTGCCGCAGCCGCTGCCGGGAACGGGCGCGATCGCGGAGTATGCGGAACTGGGTAGCTTCGGGATGCGCGTGACCATGAGCTATCAGCCGAATACGCTGGCACAGCAGTTCACGGTGGATGTGTTGTACGGCACGGGAGTTCTGCGGAATGTGTTCGGAGTGCAGGTGAACAGCTAGGGCGAGGGTGAACACCAAAACGGCAGGTGACGAGAATCGCCCGCAACGGCACGAGCGGCCCGCGGTCATTTACGCGTGCGCCACAACATCGGCAGGCGACAAGATCGCCTGCCCCACAACAAAAGCAACAGAGGAGTCCAGATGGATTTGCGGGCATATTATCGGAAACTTCGCGGCATTGAGGCGGAGCTGCGCGAAGAATCCGTGGTGATTATCAGCCGGGAGACGCCGGACGGGGGGCGAGCGGGCGTGAAGAGCGACGTGCCGCGCGCGCTAGCGGCGCGGTTGGTGGTAGACGAGAAGGCAGACCTGGGAACGTCCGAAGAGTCGGCGGAGTTCCGCGCAGAGGTCGAGGCGAAGTGGAAGGCGGGGCACGGGGCTTATGCGCTCCCTGACGGTCGCGGTTCCGCCGCGAATACCTCGCTTCCTGACGGTAGCGGGTCATTGGAAAGGAAGCCGGCTAGAGAGCCGGCTTGCCGCCCATTAGTAAACGACGATTGGCGGCCCCACATGGACGGAGGCGGTTCCGTCGGCGCGACGGCAGATGCGCCGGAAGAGAAATTGTAGGAGACAAGAATGGCTTTGCTGACCGACTGCAATCCGAACGACACGCTGGCGCTCCAGGTCTACGAGAGCGCGATTCTCAACGTGGCGCGTGTTGAGACGATCGATATGGAGATTAAGCTGACGCTGGCGACGGCGGAGCTGGCGGAGGACGTTCTCGACGTTCTACTGGATCACGCGCGGGCGTTCGATCCGGAGTCGACGATCCGGCGGAGCAAGGGGGTATCGGACGTAGTGGTGTCGCCGCAGATGCGGAGGTGGCACGCGCTGCACACGCTTGAAATCGTGTACCGGGATGCGTTTAACGATCAGCTCAACGATCGCTACCAGGCAAAGTTTCTGGAGTATCGCGAGCTATCGAAAGACGCTTTCGCTCATACGGTGCGGTTCGGGATCGGGCTGGCGCTGAACCCGATTCCGCAGGCGCAGCAGCCGGCGCTGAGTGCGGTAGGAGGCAACGGCGTGGCGGGAACATTCTATGTGCAAGTGGGTTGGGTTTCGGCGAGCGGACAGGAGGGCGCACCCAGCGATGCGACAGGATTCGCGACCGCGGGGCAACAGAACCTGATGGTGCAGCCGCTGAATCCGCCTTCGATCGCGACGGGATTCAACGTGTATATAGGTCCGACGGAGGCGACGATGGCGCGGCAGAATGCGTCGCCGATCGCGGTGGGACAGACATTCACGATGCCGGACGGCGGATTGATCACGGGCGTCGCGCCGGGGACGGGGCAGGCCGCGGACATTTTCGTGGTGGGCGGGCCCACATTAAGACGAGGCTGAGGGGTTGGGCAGAGGCTGAAACGAAGATGGCACAGACTGCAAGCATCGCGACTGGAAAATTCGTGGAGTTCCTCAGCGCACCGGATGCGGGGGTGAGCTCGGTGGTAGCAATACTGGCGGCGGATTCTGGAATACCGCTCGCGCCGGTTCCACCCGAACATATCGTGAACCAGAACGTGCCGATTGCGCTCGCAGAGCGAAGCAAGGCGGTGAAGTATCCGGTGGTGTATGTGTATTCCGATCGCGTGCGAAATGTGTTGACGGAAAAATTCCGGACCTTTTCGGGGAAAGTGCGCACGGTGGCGGAGGTGCGCGTATCGCAAGACCGGCTGGAGGGGATCGAGGATCAATTGCGGTTGTATGTGGATGCGATCACGCAGGTGCTCGATTCGAATCGCGGGACGTGGGGACAGGGGATGTATTTCACCGGTGGGTACGAAGTGAATTTCGATGCGGTGCAGCATGGTGGGAGTAACTTCGTGCAGGCAGCGAAGGTGAGCTTCGAGTTGGATTTGTCGGGTTGAGCAGCAAGGAGTCAGACGTCAGAAGTCAGGAGTCAGAATTTTAGAATGTCTTGTTACATATCCTCAAACAATGAGCGGATTTACGTGGCGCTGGAATCGAGCTACGGCAATGTGCCGGCGATCACCAGTGCCAATCGAATTCCGCTGGTGAAGCTCACCGCGAAGCAGGTTCAGGAGCAGACCAGCCGCAGTGACAAGACCGGGACGCGAACGTTCCCCGGGCTGCCGAATCGGATCCGCAAGAAGACGAATTACACGCTGAGCACGTTCATGACGGAGTGGACGAATCGGAGCGCGCAACCCGGCCAGGGTCCGCTGTTCCAGGCGGCGATGGGGGGAACGCCGGTTTTCTACAACGGCGGCACGGTGGCGGCGGTGACGGGACAGACGCAGATTCAGTTCACGGCCGCGCACGGATTGAGCGCAGGGCAGGCAATAACGTTCTCGAACGAGATGCGATTCGTGACCGCGATCGAAAACCCAACCACGGTGTTTGTGAACGCGCCGTTCACGACGACTCCGCAATCGGGCTCGGCATTTGGAATCACGGTGACGTATGGGCTGGGCGAAAGTCTGCCGAGCGTGAGCCTTTTCGACTACTGGGACCCTTCGACGGCAGTGCAACGAATGGTGGAAGGCGCGGCGGCCGATACGATGACGGTCAAGGTGAACGCCGATTATCAGCAGTTCGATTTCGCGGGGCCGTCACAGGACTTAATCGATAGTGCAAGTTTTACGAGCGGAGAGGGCGGGTTAACCGAATTTCCAGTGGAGCCGACGTTGGCGGGATTCGATTACACCATTGTCCCGGGGCACCTGGGCGAAGTATGGATGGGTGCATCGCCGAATCAATTCTCGACTCTGACTTCGGCGCAGTTGTCGCTCGAAAACAACGTCAATCTGCGGGTGAAGGAATTCGGCAGCGATCTGGCGCGCTGCATCGCGGCGGGACAACGCAAGATCACTCTGAATTTCGAGCTATTCGAATTAGCGGACACGCAGACGGCGGGGCTGTATCAGGCGGCGCGGCAGCGGTCGCCTATCGGCGTGATGTTCCAGTTGGGGGAGCAGAGCAATCAGTTGTTCGGCGCCTACATGCCGGCGATGGTGCCGGAGGTTCCGGAATTCGACGATGGCGAGACGAGGCTGCAATGGAAATTTTCAAACAGCAGAGCGCAGGGGACGGCAGATGATGAGCTCTACATTGCATTTGGTTGAGCGGCCCGCGAATGGGTACGCGAGCGCGGAGTGGTTCGATTCGGTCAGCCGACCTCCGGTTCGATACTCCATCCGGCGGATTTCATTCGGAAGACGAATCGAGCTGGCGCGGCAGATCCGGGAGGTCGGCCGCAAGGCGGAGTACCTCGAAGCGGGAAACGACGTGCGCGACAAGCTGGAGGCGACCGTGCTGGGCGCCGAGATCGATCGCGTGTATCTCGACTGGGGCTTGGTGGGCGTGGAAGGAATGGAGATCGACGGCGAGACGGCGACGCCCCAGAGTTTAATCGACGCGGGGCCGGCGGAGTTGGCCGCGGAGATTCTCAACCGCATCAAAGCCGAGTGCGGATTGACGGACGACGAACGAAAAAACTGATGGTCGCATTCCATTTCCAAGGTTCCCATCATTATGTGGAGACCAACGGAGCCGGGTGGAAGTGCGACGAATGCAGACGGCAGGGGCTGGAAGCAAGGCGGCGATGCGGATGGCTGCGGGAGGATGAGCGGGGTCCGCGGAGAATCGTGTGGGCGCGAGGGCGGACGGCGACAGAGGAATGTCCCAAGTCACTGGTGACGCCGCAGAGTCTGGAATGGATCGAAAGGTTTTTCACCTGGAAGTTTGCGGGCGGGGGTGGTCCTCATGACTTCGCGCAAAACGGAGGGCTGCGCGCCTTGTGCGCGTTTGAGGACATGACGGCGCGGGACGCGGATGCATTTTTGATTTTGGAAAGAGAGTGGCGGAATGGCGAACAACAATCCACTTAGTCAAGTTACAACGCTGCTGGGCGGCGGGGCGAGCGGTTCAGGCGGAAGCGGGTCGGGTGGGTCAGCCGGGTCCGGGGCGTTGACGCAGCAACTCACCACGATTACCCAGCAGCTTCAGCAGCTCCAGACCGTCAATCAGACGCAGATGGAAACGCTGGAGGCGAACACTGCGGCGCTTTCGCAAAACACCAGCGCAAAGGGATCGAGCGGATCGTCGACAGCCAGTACGATCGGCAGCACTCTCGAAAACGTGTTCGGGTTGGGGCTGAGCCCGCTGATTTCGGGGCTAGTGAGTCTGTTTGGCGGAGGAGGAAGCAGCCAGCCAACGCCGCTGGTGCCATTTCTCGCGCCGGCATCGGTTCAGGCGAATGCGGGAATCAGTTCCGCAAGTTCGGGAGCGTTCGCAGTGGACACGGCGGACGGCGGATTGCCCCGGCCGGTTCCGTCGTCTGGAGCGGGGTCGGGATCGGCGGCGGCGTCATCGTCGTCGACCACCCAGATTACGGTGCAGGTGCAGGCGCTCGACAGCCAATCCTTTCTGGATCACAGCGACGACATCGCGGCGGCGGTACGGCAGGCGATGCTGACGTCGACCACGCTGAACGATGTGATCCGCGCGGTGTAGCATGGCGACCTTTCCTCCATTGAAAACGGGAGCGGTGGCGCAGTATCCGTCGGATCTGCAACAGCAGTTTTCGACCCAGATCGTTCGATTTCTGGATGGGAGCGAGCAGCGCTTTCCAGCTTACGGAGCGACGCTGCGGCAATGGGTAATCCGGTTGGATCTGCTGGACGAATCGGAGTTGACGAATCTGGAACAGTTCTTCGCGAGCCAGGGCGGACGCGCACAGGAGTTCACTTTTACCGATCCGTTCGACGGAACGGTTTACACGCATTGCAGTTTCGGCGCCGACGAATTGGACCTGAGTTTCAACGGTCCGCAGCAAGGCAAGACAACGGTGACGATCAGGGAGAACCGAAGTTGATGGCGGTAGACAAGCATGGTGTCGACATGGCACGTATTAGTGCGTGCGCGACACGGAAAAGCCGAGATGACTCTCGGCTCAGCAGGACCTGGCGGCCCGCGCCACAGGAGCACACGTGAGGATCAAGGAGAACCGAAACTGACATGCTGGTGTTTCCACAACTCGTGACGGGCGCGTCGGCGTTGTATCCGGTGACTCGGCGGTCGATTCAACGAACCGTGGTGAACACGTTGGCCGACGGGAGCACGGTAGTGTTAGCCGATCCGGACGCGGCGGCGGGGGCGTGGCAACTGCATGCATCGGGGATGACGCTCGCGGAATGGAACGCGATCAAGGCGCTGTTTCTGGCGACGTCGGGAATGTGGCAGACGTTCACATTTCTGGATCCGACCGGAAATCTGCTTGCCGATAGCGAGACATTGAGCGCGGGAGCGTGGACCAACGGCGCGCTCATTGAATTAACAGCGTCCGTTGCAGACCCTCTTGGAACTACGCGAGCCACGCGCGTGATCAACGCGGGCTCGGCCGGGGAATCGGTAGCGCAGACGTTGAGCGTACCGGGGAATTTCCAGTATTGCCTGAGCGTGTGGGCGCGGACCATCGGGACGTCGGGCGTCACGCTAACGATGTCGACAACAGGCGGAAGCGCTGGCAAGAGTTTTGCGCTCAACGGGACGTGGACGCGGATTTCGATTTCGGGGAACATGGCGCAGAGCACCACCAGCGTGACATTTGGAGCGCAACTCGCGGCGGGGGCGTCGGTCGATTTGTTCGGAATGCAGGTGGAAGCGCAGTTAGCTGCATCGGATTACAAGATGACGGAAACGCAGGGCGGAGTTTACGCGAGGGCGCGGTTCGCGCAGGATCAGCTCACGGTCACCGCGCAGAGCACCGATGTCTACAATGCGGTGATTTTGATCGTGGACACGGAAGGCTAAACGGATGGCGACCATCGACACTTACAAAGAGCAAGAGGCGCCGCCAACACCGCTGTTTCTGTTCGATTGCGTGCTGAGTTCCGGGTCGACCGAGAGCTGGGCAACGCACGCCGTCACGGTCAACGGAACCTCGTATAGCGCGCGGCTGCTGAAGCACAATCTATTTCAACTGCGTGCCTCGTCGAACGACGGAATGGACGGAACCGCAACGATTTCGGTGACGCTGGCCAACGCGGATTCGCACTTTTCGCAGATCGAACGGGAGACTGGATTCAAAGGCGCGCAGGTCACCATTCAGTTCTTGTTTTACGACCTGGTGGCGAATGCCGCGGCGTCGGAGGCTCGGGTGGTGTTTCACGGAGTGGCGAATCCGCCGGACGACATCACGGAATCTTCGTTTCGCATAGCCTTTAACAATCGGCTGAGCCTACAAAGGATCGTGCTGCCGGAAGTTCAGATTCTGCGGCGGTGCCCGTGGATGTTTCCGTCAACAATGGCGCAACGGGAGGAAGCGTTGACGGGCGGAGTCAAGGGAAAATACTCGCCGCTGTACAAATGCGGATACTCGCCGGATGTGACGGGCGGCGCGGGAACCTTAAATAGCGGCGCGGCGTTCACGTCGTGCGATTTCAGCCGCGCATCATGCATTGCACGGGGAATGTTCAGCGTGGATTCGTCGAGTCAGACGACGGCGCGATTCGGGGGGCTTGAATTCATACCTCCACAAATCCTGGTGCGTAGTTTTGGAGAAAAAGGTTCGCAGTTGTCGGCGATCGAAGACAATCTGGCAGTTTACAACGATTACGTTCCGCTGGTATACGGAACAGCCTGGTATCAGCCGCCAATTGTGTTTTCGCGCAACGACGGAAATCTGACGCGGATGGAAGTGCTGCTGGGGATGGGCACCATAGAAGGCGCGATCACGGTGCTGGTGAACGATATCCAAATTCCGCTGGCGCAGAACGGGGTCAACATGACGGCGACCGGCTGGTACAGCGTGGTGACGCCGGGAACCCGCAATGGCGCATTCGATCCAAACTTCACGGATGCGTCAGGGAATCCGCTGGGCGACCCCTACGGAAGCATGGCGATGATGAGCATCGTGGTGCCGAATATTATCAATAACGGGCAATCCCTTCCGACTATTCAGGTGCTTATCAACGGGCTGCAGTTGGAACAGTTCGACGGGACGGGCACATCGCTGGGCGAATCGTTCAGCAATAATCCAGCGTGGGTGTTGCTGGATGTTCTGCGGCGCAGCGGATGGCTGACGAGCGAAATCGATTTAATCAGTTTCGCAGTGGCCGCGGCGTATTGCGGCGCGGCGATCGAGACGACGGATCTCAACGGCAATCCGGTTTCAGCGCCGCGCTTCGAATGCAATCTGGTCTTGACGGACCGCAAGAGCGCGGCTGAAGTCGCGCTGGGCATTCGAAACGGATCGACTCTGATGCTGACCTACGGCGCGGGTGGATTGCTGACGCTGCGAGTGGAGAACACGCTGGCGCTGCAGCAGGCGTCGCAACCGGACGGAAGCAACAGCACGGAAACGCTGAATGGAGGATGGCCGGCGTATGAGTTCAGCGACGGGTCGGCTGATTTTTCCGGATTAGCGCGCAACGCGAATGGGGCACCGTCGATCCGATTGTGGTCACAAAGCACAGCGGCGACTGCGAATCGGCTGACTGTGGAATTTCAAGACGAGTTCAACGAATATCAACAGGACAGCTTGTCGCTGGTGGACGTGGATGACGCTCTATTAACGGATCGGCAGGTGACCGCGGCGTCGACGGCGCTGGGCTTGCCGAATTTCGATCAAGCCACACGGGTCTTGCAACTGCAGTTGAACAAGAGCATCGACGGATACACATTGATCGATTTTGAGACTACGGTGAAGGGCATCGGATTGTCGCCCGGCGATCTGATCACCGTGACCTACTTAAAGGAAGGGCTGGAGCGGCAGCCATTTCGGGTCATGCAACTTTCGCCGGGTCAGAATTTTCAAACGCTGGAAGTAACCGCGCAGTGGCACGACGACGCGTGGTACACCACCGGCGGCGCTTTGGGGACGGGAGCAGGGCGGCAACCGAACACGGGAATCGGACTGCCGCGGCCGCTGGTGGGCAGCGTGCTGGATTCGAACGGAATCGAGCAGTTCGGGATCGTCGAGACGACCACCGAGAGCACGGACGGAAGCTTCACGGTGACGCTGACGGTTGCATTTGTGACGCCATCGCCGGGTGCGGCGAGCGCCGCGGGGATTCCGTTGTTGAGTTTGAATGCGGGAATCGCTGTCACGGGAGGCACACTCAAAAGCGGACA